TCACCAACCGCGCGCCCAGCGGCACCATCGTGATCGAAGCTCCGACCATTGCTGACAAGGACTTCTTCACCGCCGCTACTGGCAGAAGCACTGGGAGCATCACCTTCCAGCACGGCACCACTGCCGGCAATATCTGTACGGTGACCACTGCTCAGTCCGACCTGGGCAACCTGACCTACAGCGATCAGGACGGGGTGCAGATGCTGAATTTGCCCTTTATTGCGGTGCCTACCAGCGCAGGCAATAATGAGCTGGCACTGGTCTATACCTGATCTTGGCTTTTGTACTGAAGCAGTCCGGCACATACTCATGGCCGGTCGCCTTTGATCTTCCGATCGATGGTGGCCGCCATGAGCGCCAGACATTCGATGGGGAGTTCAAGCGCCTGCCGCAAAGCAAAATCGGTCCGATGGTTGCTGAGCTTCAGAAGCTCGAAGACCTGGGAGATCTAGATCAAATCACCGACATCGCTCGCGATGTACTGGTGGGATGGTCTGGTATCAACGACGATCATGGCAAGGAAATTCCTTTTAGCCAGAAAGCTCTCGATGAGCTGTTGGAGGTGCCTTTCCTGGCCATCGCGGTGTTGACGGCCTACATGGACAGCATCAAAGGGGCTAAGCGAAAAAACTGATAGAGGCCGCTGAGCATTGGGCAGGCGGTGGCGTTGTAGACGAAACCGCCGACGATGCCGCGGCCTTAGGCATTGCGTTGCCTGAGTTGCCCGAACCACCGGATGAGGACTTCGGCATCTGGCCGGAGAACTGGCCAGTGGTCGAGATGTTCCTGCGGGTCCAAACGCAATGGCGCACCACGATGAGTGGTGTGATCGGTTTGGACTATGCAGCGGTGCGTTGGCTGTTTAAGCTGTATGACGTAGAGGAACCGCGTGCGCTGCTGGAGGATCTTCAGGTGATGGAGGCCGCAGCGATGTCGGTGATCAATAAACAGGGGGCATAGCCATGGCAATGAACATGGATGCCATGCTCCGCATCAAGGCGGATGTTCAAGGCGAGAACAATATCCGGCGCCTTGGCAATTCCATGCAGGGATTGCAGGGACAAGTCAAGAACACCTCGATGGCTGTCGCTGGCCTGGGCGCAGCATTTAAGGGACTGGGTGCGGCGTTCGCAGTGGGCGGATTCACTGCCGCGGTCAAAGGCGCGATCGATCTTGCCGACAACATGCGCGACCTGTCGCAGCGCACTGGCGTAGGCATCGAGACGCTTGGCCAGTTCAAGGTCGCAGCCGAACTGAGTGGCACCAGCATCGAGGGTGTCGCCAAGGGACTGACGCTACTGAACAAGAACTTGGTGGCGGCTGCTACTGCTGGTGGTCCTGCTGCTGCAGCGTTTAAGACGATCGGTGTTGCTACTACCGAAACTGATGGCACGCTGCGAAAGGCCGACAAGGTGTTCCTCGATGTTGCTGATCGTTTTGCCACTCTGCGCGATGGTCCCGAAAAGGCCGCGCTGGCAATGAAAATCTTCGGCAAATCTGGCGCCGAACTGATCCCGATCCTGAACCTTGGCAGCAAAGAGATCCAGCGGTTCGGTTTGGGCATTGGTCCAGACTTTGCGAACAAGGCCGACGCTTTTAACGATTCGCTCGGAATCATGAAGGCGCAGGTGACTGTGCTTACCGTGCAGGTCGGCTCGGCTCTGCTGCCTGTGCTCAGCGGTCTGGTGACTGTGGTCGCGCAGGGCGTCACCTTTGTCGGCAATCTTGCAGCTGAGTTCTACAAAGCGATCGGTGGTGCAGCTGGTTTGCAGCAGATTGCTGCCACATTGATCAAGACGATGGTGGTGCTGGGCAGTGTAACTGCTGGAGTCTTCATCGCCACCAATGTGACCACCTTTGCAACGGCGCTGCGCGGGGTACTTACAGTGCTGCGTCCGATGGTGATTCTGCAACGCACGCTGCTTGCGATTGAGACTGCTCGCGCTTCGGTGTTGGGTGTGATCGCTGCGCTGCAGACACCTGGACCTGCTCAGACAAAAGCGATCGCTGCCGTTGCTACCGGCACGCTTGGCACCTTCGCGTTGGTTGCTGGTGTCGGCAAGATGATCGACGACCTCACAAAGCGGATCGGCGACACGCTTGGGAAGGGCTTGCAGATGCCCAACATCCCAACCCCTCCTCCCGGTACCACGCCCGATATCAGCGCCCTGCGGACTGGTGATGGCGGCAAGCAGAAAGCAAAGGATGAAGCCGCACGTCGAAAGGAAGCATTGCTGGCTTCGCAGGAAGCGTTAAAGCAATCGAGGGGCGAACTTGCTGTCACTCGTGAAACCAACCCAGTCAAGAAGATTGCGCTGGATTATGAGGAGAAGCGCCGCGCTTTGATTGCTGCATCTGATAAGGCCTTTCGTGAAGCCTTGAGTGGTGAGCAACAGGCAAACATCCAGCGGAAGCTCTCCATCGATCTGCGTAAACTCGAAATCCAAGGGATCAATGAAGGCACTCAAGCCTTTAAGGACTTCTATGGCGCTGGCTTCGAGGCTGGCATGAGCGGCGAACTGTTTTACGTCTCAGTCGAAAAGACAACTAGCGCGATGCAGGATTTTAATCTTGGCATCACTGGTTATATCGAAAGCATCGGAACGCTAGGCACCAACCTGAGCAACCTGGCTCAAAGCGGATTCAAGGGTTTGGAGGATGCAATCGTCAGCATGACGACTACTGGCACATTCAACTTCCAACAGTTTGCGCTTTCGATCGTCGAGGAAACCACTCGCATGGTGACTCGGTTGCTGATCATTGCGCCAATCTTGCAAGGCCTCCGAAATTTGCTGACACCTGGCGCCAGTGGGCTCGGCGGTCTTCTGAAAGTTGCAGGCGGATTGAATCCGACCGTAGGTTTCGCGAATGGCGGAATCGTCAATCGGCCAACCATGTTTACCTTCGCCAATGGCGGAGCTGGTCAGTTTGGCCTGATGGGCGAAGCCGGACCAGAGGCCATCATGCCTCTGCGCCGCGGCCGTGATGGGCGACTGGGCGTTCAGTCTGCTGGCGGTGGCGGTGCCGTAAGCGTAACAGTGAACGTTGATGCCAGTGGCACTCAAGCGCAGGGCAATAATCCGAAGGCCAATGCTTTCGGCAAGGCCATCTCAGCCGCCGTTCAAGCTGAGATCATTAGACAAAAACGACCTGGAGGCGCACTGAGCTAATGGCCACCTTCACCTACACCCCTAGTTTCAGTGCTGATCTAGAGGAGAAACCTCTGGTCCAGCGCATTCAGTTTGGCGATGGCTACGAACAGCGCGTAACCTTTGGCATCAATACGCAGCCTAAAATCTGGAGCCTGCGTTTCAATAATCGCAACGACACTGAGCGCGATAATATCCTCACCTTCTTGCGTGCAAGGGGTGGTGTCGAGGCTTTCGATTGGACTGATCCCAATGGCTACGCCGGCAAATGGGTTTGCGACCAGTGGAACACGAGCCAGATCAGCTGCAACTTCAATGAGATCACTGCGACATTCCGTCAGGGGTTTGAGGCATGACGACACCTACATCAATTCAGACACAGATCCAATCGCTGGAACCATCAGCGGTTATCGAACTGTTTCAACTGCAACTAACTGCCGCAGTCAACGGCATCGATACCACGTTCTACTACCACGCCGGCACCAACGGCTTGACCGCCAATGTGGTATTTGCCGGCATCACCTACACAGCAGCGCCGATTGAAGTCGACGGTTTTGAGCTGAACTCCAAGGGCACGTTGCCACGCCCAACGATGCGGATCGCCAACGTCACTGGTGCCATTTCCGCCCTGCTGCTGGCGTACAACCCGTTGCAGGCAAAGGTCACTCGCATCCGCACCTGCAAGAAATTCTTGGATGGCGTCAACTTCACTGGTGGCACCAACCCGACCGCTGATCCGACTGCCAAGTTTGAGGATCAGATCTGGTACATCGACCGCGTATCCAAGGAGAACATCCAGCTGGTCGAGTTTGAACTAACCAGCAAGCTGGACCTCACCAACCTGCAGCTGCCCGGTCGTCAAGTTCAGGACTATTGCCCATGGGTTTATCGCGGCGCAGAGTGCGGCTACACGGGCGGCAGTTACTTTGACGTGAACGACAACGCCACCAGCGCGGCTAACGATGTATGCGGCAAGCGGTTCAATAGCTGCAAGATCCGCTTCGACACCCTCGGCGTTTCCGACTATCCGCATGGCGGTTACCCTGGCTCCCGCATCCAAACTTGACGCCGAAGCCCACGCCCGCGAGGTTGCGCCATGGGAAGCGTGCGGACTGCTGGTACAAGTCGGCGCTGAGCAGAAATACTTACGGTGCCGCAATTTGTGTGAACAGCCGGAACAGCACTTTGTCCTTGACCCGCGAGACTACCTGCGGGCAACGCTGAGCGGAACCATTGTCGCCATCATCCACAGCCACCCCGAAGGACAGGATGCCAGCGAGCTGGACCGTAAAGCCTGCCAGCAAAGCAAGCTGCCCTGGCTCATCTACCAACTGCCGCAGGACAAATGGCTGACCATCGGCAACTGATCGGCAAGCCCTGGATTTACGGCGAGCAGGACTGCTACACGATGGTGCGGTCGTACTTCCAGTTGCAGGGGATCGACCTGCCGGACTTTGAGCGCCCGGACGACCTGGAGACCACCTCCAGCATTTACATGCGGCAGGCTTTGGCGCTGGGATTTGAGCGGGTGGAATTTGAGCAACGCCGAGTTGGTGATGTGGCGATCATGAAATTGGGGACACGGGAGCCGATGCACGCGGCGATCTTCGTTGCGCCCTGGGAAATCCTGCATCACATGCGGGATCGGCTCAGTGGTGTGGAGTGGTTATCCAGCTACTATGTGAAAAGCATTGCTGCGGTGTTCCGATATGCAGCGGGTTCGTCTGCTGGGTGAGCTGGGCGAACGGTTTGGCGCTGAGCATACCTACTACAACCTGCGTATACCGGCGGACGCGATCAAAATTCTGTGCATCAACAAGCCGGAATTTAAGGACTTTTTGCTGAACTCAGAAGAGAACGGCATTGGATACCAAGTGCTGCAGGGCGGGCAAGACTTTGGCTACGAAGAACTGTTGTTGCCTTTTGGCGAAAAAGATCTGGTCATCGCACCAGTGCTGAGCGGTTCAGGTGATGCAGGCGGTCAGATCTTGGCTGGTATCGGTCTGATTGCATTGACCATTATCACCGGCGGCATCGCTTCTGCAGGTGTGGCGTTGGGCGGATTGTTTGGGATCGGCACGGTAGGCACTGCCATCGTTGGCATTGGCGCATCCCTGGTCTTAGGCGGCATCGCTCAAGCCCTTGTCCCTCAACCGCAAGTGCCAACTCTCGGCGGCTTTGGCTCTGCCCTGGGCGGCGGTGGCGTTCGCATGGGCAGCCGGAACCGCACCAACGGACCTGAAAACGTCACCTCTGGCATTGATGGTCAGCAGTCCTATGCCTACACCGGCGCTGCAAATACGGTGGGTGTTGGCGCAACGGTGCCATTGGCTTACGGCAAGGTGCTCGTCGGCAGCCACCTGCTCAAGTCCAAATTCCAGATTGCCGATGAATCTGACCCGGTGCTGACCTCGCTGCGTTCGCCAGGTGTTGACACCATCCGGTTCGGCAACGAAATCCTTACGGATGACTTTTCGGACAAGTCGGGCGTCATTGCCAAGCGCGTCTACAAGACTGCGTTCAATTCGCCGGCATTCTTTTCGCCCGTGGGTCAGTACGGCGTCACCAACAGCACCCAACTCATCCGCGTCGATCCCACGGTTAACCGTTGCCTAGCTTCGCTGAATGTCTACGGCGGCTACATGGCAAGCCCCGCTCAATATCAAGACTTCAACGTCGCCCTGTCATTACAGGATGGGCTGTACGACTATGCTGGCGGACCCGGAACAACATTTGTTGATGGTTATATCACCTATGAACTAAAAGTTTTCCGCGATTATTTCACCACTGACGATTACCTGATTGCAGCCGATCAGGCAACAATTCAGGGCTTAATCTTTGGCGAACAGTTCTTTGGATGGATGCACCGTTTGGAACTGCCGCGCATCAACACCGAAAGCGTTGTCACCGTACAGGTTGAAGTGATCGCGGCTGGCGCAGTGGCTAACGGCAGTAACGGCAGCAACCCGATCTACCTACGGCTCAATAGCATCGGATATCAGCTCTACTGAGATGGCACTTAACTCCGTTACCACCATCAAAGTTCTTGACCTCCTGTGCGAAGGTCCGATTGGTGGCGTGATCAACGGGCTGCAAGGCGTCTACCTCAACGAAACACCGATACAAAACAGCGACGGTAGTTATAACTTTCCGCAGGATCAGATCGCTGCCAACTCGCTAATTGGAGCTGCACAGCAGGGCAAGACTGCATGGTTCAACGACGGCACATCTGAGATCGTTGAGGTCAACCAAGAGATCGGCGAAAACTACAGCGAAGATCTGAACAGCAATAACGAAGTCGTCAACCGTAAATACGGCGCTGGAACGATCACGCGCCAGATCACTGATCCGACCGTTGATTATGTTGAGCTGCTATTTACCATCCCAAAGCTGTATTCCGTAGCGCAGGAAAGCCTTGCCAAGGGTCAACTCTTCGGTGGCACGCTGCGTGTGCGTGTTTATGTGCAAGCCAAGGGCAGCAGCACTGGTTTCATCCTGGCGTCCGACAGGAGCATCACTGGCGTCTCCACCAACAACTATCAGTACAGCACTGGTCTGATCAACCTCAAAACGTTTGGCGCCGGTCCCTGGAACGTCAAGGTTGAAAAGGTCGATCTAGGCGAAGGTCATTTCGAGATCAAGTACACCAGCTTCAAAGAAACACCGCAGAACACACCGCTCGCCAATAATCGCGGCAATCAAATCATCTGGTCTTCGTACTCCCAGACGATTGCCCAGAACGTCAACTACAACTATTCGGCACTCAACGAACTGTCGATTTCAACCAAGGCGTTCAGCAGTCTTCCGTCACGGGCGTATCTGATCAAAGGTCGCCTGGTCAAGATTCCGACTGGTGCCACCGTTCAATCCAGCGGTTACCTGACCTTTGACGATGCCAGCTTCAACGGTGCGCTGCAGACCGCCGAGAAGTGGACCACCTGTCCGGTCTGCTGCTTCTACGACATTCTCACCAACCGTCGCTATGGCGCTGGTCAGTTTGTCACCGCCGCCAACTTGAACTGGGTCGATCTGTACCCCATCGCCAAGTACGCGAACCAACTGGTCACTAATCCTGATGGCACCCGCGAGCCACGTTTTGCCTGCAACGTCGTCATCGGTGATCGCGCCGAGGCTTACAACGTCCTGATGGACATGGCTTCGGTATTCCGGGGCATTCTGTTCTGGTCCAACAATGTCATCCAAGTCGCAGCAGACCACGGCAACCTTGACGGCAGCGAGCTTGGCGTCTCGCACATCTATAACAACTCCAACGTTGTCGGCGGCGTTTTTGAGTATTCCGGCAGCTCACTGAAGACCCGTAGCACCAGCGTCCATGTCCGCTACAACGACCCAGAGAATTTCTACAAGCCGAACGTCGTTGTTGTTGAAGACGCGTCGCTGATCGCCAAATACGGCTACATCGTTAAGGAGCTAATCGGTTTCGGCTGCACGTCTAAGTGGCAAGCCCAGCGCGTGGGGCTATGGACGCTGAAGACTGAAGCCCTGGACGATGAGGTGGTGTCGTTCTCCACGGGTCTGCAGGGTGCAGTGGTGCTGCCCGGTCAGATCTTTGCGGTCTGCGATGAACTCCGTCAAGGCACGCGGATCTCCGGTCGCATCTCTTCGGCTACGACCACCGCCATCGTTGCGGATCAGGCGATCACACTGCCTGCTGGATCTAGCCCCAAGCTGACCTGCCTATTGCCCAACGGCACCGTTGAAACCCGCAACATCAGCAGCGTTGCCGGCAGCACGATCAACGTCAGCAGCGCCTTCACTACTGCACCCAACGCCCAGTCGATCTGGAGCATTACGACCTCAGGCGTTGCCAATCAGAAGTTCCGTTGCATCAGTGCTGCCGAAGGTGCCGATGGCACTTACACGATCACCGGCATTGTCCACAACGACAGCATCTATGCCTCGGTTGATAACGGACAGGCGCTCCAGTTCCCGGACATCACAACGTTTGATTCGGCACCGCCTGCAGTCAAGAACATTGCGTTCAGCGCCGGTCAAGTCCGCGATGGCACGGTGCTCACCACACAGGTGAATGTGTCCTGGGCAAAGGGATCTGGTGGAGCAACCTTTGGCTACGACGTTTCGTACAACACCGCACAAGGCAATAGCCGCACGGTTCGCACCAATAACCCCAACATCGAAATCATCGGTCTGCCGGAGAACTTTGACCTGAATGTTTCGATCACTGCCTACGGCTTGGGCTTCAAAAAGAGTTCACCGATTGCCCGCGAATCGTTCCGCGTTCCATCATTTGCATCAACAGCAAATCCAACTGGCAGCGTTCAGCAGCTACCGGAAGACGCACAAAGCGTCACGTTGGAGCAGATTGCCAATAACCAGATCATGCTGCGCTGGGCAAAACCAGTGGGCGTTGGATCTGACTTCCTAACGGCAATCATCCGCCACAGCACCAAGACTGATGGCACTGGCGAGTGGGCTGATTCCACGCTGCTGGCAGACCGCATTGGCGCCAACACCACCTACGCCTTGGTGCCCAAACTCAACGGCGAATACCTGCTGAAGTTTGAAGATCCAGCCGGACTGCGTAGTGAAAATGCCACCAGCGCGATCTTCAATCAGCCCGATCAAATTCCGGTCCTATCTGTCACCACCGTCCGCGAAGACACCACCAGCCCGCCATTCCAAGGCACATTCCTCAATAGCCGCTATTCAGACGAATACGACGCCATCGTGATTGATGGCACGGCAACGATTGACGAGATCCTTGATTTTGATGCCATCGGTTCGATGGATTTCACTGGTCAACAACGACTGAGTGGTGAGTATTACTTCACCAACATCGTTGACCTCGGCGCCAAATTTACGGTTGATTTCCGCCGCATCCTGACCACACGCGGGTTGTACCCAGCCGACAACATTGATAGCCGCACCGAGGATCTTGACCGCTGGAGCGATTTTGATGGCGCCTTGGCTGATGACACCAGCGCCGACATTTACTTCCGCAGCAGCGATCAGGCAACCGTTAGCGAATTTGTGTTGCTGGAAGACGGCGACAAACTGCTGATGGAAGCCACGCCGGATCGGTTCCAGTTGGAGTCCAACATTAACTTCGGAACATGGCTGCCCATGTACAACGGCAGTTACGCCGGTCGCCAGTTCCAGTTCAAGGCGGCACTCAGTAGCGCCCGCACTGACCAGACCCCATTGGTGGACGAACTGGGCTTTGAGCTGGTGTTGCGTTCCAGAACCGAAAACAGCGCCACGATCACCAGCGGTGCGGCGTCCTACGCGGTGACCTACTCCAAAGCGTTCTACGCAACACCAGCCATTGGCATCACTGCGTTCAACCTTGCCACAGGGGATTACTATGTAGTCACCTCGGCTAGTAGGACTGGCTTTACTGTGACCTTCCGCAACAGTGCTGGCACTGCCATCAGTCGGAACTTCCAGTACATCGCCAGTGGCTACGGCACTGAACAGGCTTAATCATGGCAACGCACGACTACATCATCAGCAATGCCTCTGGCGCGGCTGTCCGTGCTGACCTGAACAACGCTCTGGCGGCAATCGCCACCAACAACAGCTCCGCGACGGAGCCAACCACCACCTAAGCCTATCAGTGGTGGGCAGATACGGGCAGCTCGCCCACAGTGATGAAGCTGCGTAATGCGGCAAACAGCGGCTGGATCACCCTGTTCCAACTGGATGGTGAGTGGACGGTTGTTCCGTTTGAGAACGGTACGGCTGCTGCCCCATCGATCTATTTCAAGGATTCGGGGACGGATACGGGTATTTACAGCCCCGGAACTGATCAGGTTGGCATCAGCGCAGGTGGCACATCTCGCTTTGAGGTAAGCACTTCGGCAACAACATCTACGTTGCCTGTTGTTCATCCACTTGGTGCTGTTGGCACGCCAAGCATCACGTTCACGGGCGATCTAAATACAGGTATTTGGAGTCCTGCGGCGGACACAGTTGCTGTATCTACAAACGGCACGCGTGCAATAACTATTGACGGCTCGGGTCGCCTCTTAGTGGGCACGTCTTCGAGTTATGGAGTCGGGTCTACTGCTCAAGCAAAATTCCAAGCATCTGACACAACTTCAAACATTCACGCATCCTTTACAGAGTGGTCTACAGCCGATTCAGGCGGAATTATTGTTCTTGGTAAAGCTAAAGGCGGCTCTGCTGGCAATTACACAATCGTAGCCAATGGCAATGTGCTGGGCGAAATTCGTTTTGCTGGAGCTGATGGCACAGATTTAGAAACGAACGGCGCTTCTATCCGCGCAGAAGTAGATGGCACTCCTGGTTCAAATGACATGCCGGGGCGCTTAGTGTTTTCGACTACGGCGGATGGGGCGTCTTCTCCGACGGAGCGGATGAGGATTGCTAACACTGGAACTGTAAGTTTTTATTATGGTCAAAGATGGGAAGACCGTGGAACCAGTAAAGGCATCTCCACGCCAGATTTCCGAGTCTGGAACAATACCTCAAATCAATTTATTATTGACAATTACACATTAGGAGTCAAGCTTGACGGCGGCGCAACTGCTTGGAGCAGTACTTCGGATGAACGTCAAAAAACAAATCTTGAACCTATAGAAAATGGTTTAGGTAAAATTGCAGCCTTGCGAGCTGTAACTGGTCGCTATCTGACAGATGCTGAAGACGTTAGCCGTTCGTTCTTGATTGCCCAAGACGTGCAGGCTGTTTTACCGGAAGCGGTCAGCGTTGAATCTGACGAGGATGCCACTCTTAGTCTGCGTTACACGGAAGTAATACCCCTTCTTGTGGCGGCATTAAAGGAAAGCAAAGAACGCATCGAACAACTGGAAGCCAAAGTTGCTGCTCTTGAGAGCGCGTAGTCCCCTTCACTAATACACAGCAGGAGAAACCATGGCTGACCGCAAAATCACAGACCTCGCGGAACTTACCTCACCAGTAGCCGCTGACCTGCTGCCCATCGTTGTCGCCGCAGAACCCACTGCCGCCAACAAGAACAAAAAGATCCAATACGGCACCTTCCTCCGCAACATTCCCAGCGGCACGGTTGGCGCACCCAGCATCGCCTGGACTGCTGACACCGGCGTCACGGGCTTTTATCGCTCAGCCGCCAACGAGATTGCCTTCACCACCAACAGCACCTTCCAAGGCAAGTTCACCACACAGGGCTTTCAACTCGGCACTGGCACCGCTGCAGCGCAACTGCATCTCTTCAGCGCCGACACGACCGATCAGGTCATCATCGAAAACACCGATGCAGGCTTAGACACGGCACCTGATGTTGTCCTGTATCGCAACAGCGCCAGCCCCGCTAACAACGACAACCTCGGCAACCTGGAGTTTCGCGGCAAGGACAGTGCCGGCAACGATCAGACCTACGCCCAGATCCTCTCCACGATTTCAACGGTCACCAATACTTCTGAGGTCGGCATCCTTGATCTGATGACTGCCGATGCTGGTGCCAGTGCCATGCGTCTGCGGCTGAAGGGTTCCAACGTCGGCATCAGCGAAAGCAATCCGATCTACCCGCTGCACGTCAGCAACACGGTTTCCAGCACCACGCTGCAACTGCAATGCACGGTGAACGATGCCAGCAGTGGGGCTGATATCACCATGTACCGCCGGCGTGGGGCTACCACTGTCGGTCAGAACAATGACTTGCTGAGCACCATCTACTGGCGCGGTCATAACAACAATGCCACCACTGAGCAGGTGGACTATGCCGCCATCACCGGCAGCATTGTTGACGTTACGAACAACGCCGAGTTTGGGCAGCTTGCCTTCAAGGTTCAGAACGCTGGCACTTTGACCACCAGGCTCACCCTGCAGGCTGGCACGCTCACGCTGGCTGATGCGGTGAACATCGCCGTCAACACCACGACCGGCACCAAGATCGGCACCGCCACCACGCAGAAGATTGGCTTCTACAACGCCACCCCAGTGGTACAGCCTGCTGCTATCCCTGACCTGACGGTTACCGCCACTACCGGCACACTGCCTACGGCGAATGGATCAGTCACGATTGCTAACGCGGCTGCCCCAACCGTTGTGGAGTTGCTTGAATACTGCACGGAGCTGGAAGCCAAATTAGAGGCTGCCCTGGCTCGCCTCCGTTCACTCGGTCTCATCGCCACTTAAACACTGATGCCCTGCACTAAGGAACAACTGGTCTCAGCGATCAACAGTTACGCTGCCGCTCGCGTCAGTAATGATGCAACGCTGATTCAAGTGGCAGCTCAAATCCTGAGCGGTGTTGTCGACACCCTGGATTTTGCGGAACCTGAGGCTGAGGAAGATGGCGGTCAAGAGTAAGACAGGAACCGCAAGGATCGAGCATCAACCAGGTCCGCCGAAAACGACTAGACAGGGATACGGACAAAACAGCCGCCCCCGTCGCAGGGGGCGCAAACCACTCAGAGGGCAAGGACGCTGATCATGGATCCGCAAACCCGCGAGAACTGGCGCAAGATCAAGGCAGCGCTAGAGGCCGCGGGGAAGACGGATAACCACTACTACCGCCGCGCGGTGGTGATCCTGCAGGGGAGGCCGGACCCCTTTGATCGCTACGATGTATTCGATGCAAGCCGTAGCGATGGCTGA